TTTGTTGTCCTTCTATATAATCATTAGCTTCTTTCATGAACTGAGCAAATGCTTTTTTATATTCTTTATTCTCTTTGAAACGGTTATTTAAAGGCTCTAACATATCCCAAGCGATGATACCCATTCTAGTCCCTCGGAAGTCTTCTTCGTGGAAGTGAGGGTTATCTTTATTCTCTTGGATGATATTCTTTAATTGTGCTTCCCCTCTAAAAGAGATATATTTTGTTGCATCTGATTTCACTACGAATGTTCTAACTGCTGATTTTACCGATGCGCTATCTGAGTAACCCTCTGTGCTTCTTGTTTCCGTATAGTCTGCCAATGTGCAAAAATATTCACCTGCATATTTTACTAAGCTTAACTGTTTAACTGTCATTATAAATTCCTCCTTAGATTTAGTTGTCTCCTGTCTCTACTCCAACCTCCGATGTAAGGAGGAAAGGAGTATATCCGATAACTTTGTAGTTATAGTATACTCCTATCTTTATGATATCATACATACTTTTAGAAGTCTATTTCCACTTTTTTCTTACTTTTTTCTAAAATGATGGAAAGTTAGTCAGTCATCTCTATCTTGTACGTCATCATTATATTGTAGAGTGTATGTGGTATTTTACCCTTATATTCCTCTGCAACCTTCTTTATATAAACTTCCTTAAACTCTTTATAAGCAAGGAAAGCTTCTTCTGCCGTTTTGAATCTTCCTATCCAATGTTTACCTTGAGGAGTTCTATATTGCGCTATGTATTTGTCGTGTTTCTTATCGTATACGACTCCTACAGGTAGCTCCCCTCTTCTACTATCGTTTGTTATAAACAGGTTATTAATGAGAGTCGGAGCAAAGATACATGTATCAGGTGAGTATACTTTATTACCTTTAATACGTATATCTTTGTCAAGGCACATAGTCTCTCCGTCAACCTCATAATAGTTTTCCTCGTACCACTTTGCAAAGTTTTGGAAGTTGTGCCAATCAGGATCAACTATACAGTTAATATACGCAGGTTGTCTTTTGTGTGTATTCTCATCGTAACAACGTCTCATCATACGAAGCCAAGTGTAATAGATGGGGTTATCTTCTCCATCCTCCGTCTTAGAGCTATAGCGGCCTAACCCCATGTATCCTACACCAAGAAGTGTTTTGTCGTACGGATTCTTTACTGATCCTTTGATGAACAGCTGCCAACTAGTTTGTACAACGTTACCTTGCTCAAACTGTACGATAACTTTCTTACTGTTCTCGTACCATACTACTACCATCCGTGACCCGTGACTATTTACCCCTACTGTACCTACTCGTTCTACCGCTTCAATTTTCTTTGCCATAACAATTCCCCTTTACGTTTATTCTCCTCTCTATTGTATCATATATCTTTTCTTTTGAAGTGGTGGAAGGACAATTGTTTATCGGGGTGCATTTTACCTGATATAAAGATGTTACAGAGCAATGTATTTGCTTGTGTCTCACCAAGTCTTCCTATAATCATGTTAATCATATCAGACTTCTTTAGATACTTCTTAGAAGCATTTGACTGTACATAGAGACCGTTCAATCCTCCTGACCTACTCTCGGCTGTATCCACTTTCATTCCAAACTCTTCTAACGTCTTCACCTGTCTTTTAAAGCTCCCGAGGATATTGTTAATCTCTTCTTTCCATAGCATCTGGTACGCTACACTTACTTTCTTGTATGGGGATCGCTTAGGAGTTCTATACTCACCTAGAATTGCTACCCCTCTAAACTCAGTATATGCTAGGATACCTACATGATGATAACCATTTTTAGTTAGAATATCTTCCACCTTCTCTACATGGTTATCATGGCACATAACATAAACCCAATCACATACAAGACTATAGTTCTTTAACTGACTATTTAACCTACGTGTTGAATCCCTCTCTGTTTTAATCTCTATACCGATTATACCTTTCTCTCGTGAGAATATCAAACAGTCTGCAATCGTAGAACCAATTACAATCCCTTTCTCGAATACAACTGTAGATGAGTCTGTATTCGACACGAATAGATGTTGCTTCTCTAGGATAAGGTCTTTTATATCTTGTTCATAAAATCGTTTCATTATGTATCCCCTCTCTAACGAAAAGAGAATGCCTGTTATAGCATTCTCTCCTTTTTACAATGGTTGGTTTAGCTTGTCCGAGAATCCTGCGTCAGGTACCCAGTTCTTACCTTCTCTGTTTTCCCGTGTACGCATAATACTTTGTGCCATACGGAATAGTGCATCGGATACACTATCTGCTCTGATAGTCGTACAGAATGTAGCATCGTCCTCTTGATCCCAACCGTTCTCCCCTTTACCTGGTTCAGGGATAGGTGTATCAGGTGTAATCTCGTAACGAGTGATGGTCATAGGGTCTACAAAGCGTTTACGAGTCCATGTGGCGTTGTAAGCTCGGATCGTGGCCGCATAGTCACCTTCAGGCATTCTAACGTACCCTCGCATTGTATGTATTTCTTCTTCTGTGTACTTAGCTTTACCAAAGAGGATGTCTTTCCAGTTAATCATCTTGTGGAACCCTCTCCACCCTTTACCATAACCGTAGTCGTCTCGGTGGAACTCGATGCTTATGTAGTCATCAAACGCACTAATACCGTAGTTACGAGTATCAGGTAGATGTTTGTACTTCCACTTACGAGGTAGTAATCCGTCAACACCAAAGTACATTGTGAATAGTCCTTTAATACCGACACCGAGGGAGATATCATTTTCATCGCCACCTACGTCCATACTAATACCTAACTTGTTTGCGTTCTTAAAGGTATATCCTTCGTAGTGCCATACTGCTTCTCCCCAGTGTAACCAGCAACGAATACCTGTCGTCTCCTTAGACTTATGGAACCAAACTCTATCTTTCCATCTCCCCAAGTTTATTCCCCCTTACGTTTCAATAAGTTTTTAAAGTATGGGAACCTCTCTGTGAACGTTGGATTACCTACTAGCATCCAAATGAAACTGACTACAAAGACAATGTATACCCATCCAAGTACAGGTGCTCCTACACATAAATTAAATGTGATTGTGCATCCTAAAAGAAAAGTAGCAGTAATTTGAAAAATACCTCCGAATTTATCTAACATTTTTATGTTCCTCCTTACCATGTTTGAAATGTAGAACGTAGATATTGAAGGCTCCTGCAATAGTAACTAATGCGGTACTGAGCGCTCCAAAGTAGTTCCCTAAGAATAGTAGAGTTATAAGACAAACAATCATACCTACAGTTAGTACCCCTAAC